ATTGAATCAGACAAGATGTACCGACCCTTTTATGTGGTCAAGGGTTCATGACTATATTACAAAACAACTAAACCAATTAAAGGAGGTAAAAAAATGATATATGAAGAACTAACAGAGTCACAAATGCATCACACCTTAATGAGTGATGAATATGCAAACTGGACATATGAACAGGCACAGGGCATAGTTGACTTTTTTATGGACATGTATGGTGATGATGAAAATTATCAATGGGATGTCGTTGCCATTCGTTGTGAGTTCTCTGGCTATGAAAGCATAGAAGAGGCAGAGGATAATTACATACTTGATGAAGATGAATCACTAGAGGAAGTGACACTAGTGATTTTTTGTGATGATGGTCATGTAGTTGTACAAGATTATTAATAATAAGGAGATAAATAAAATGCATATAAATAATTTAAATTATAGAGATAGAGATTTCTTGAAGTCTTTAATTGTGGCTAGTCAAGAAGTAATCATTAATCAATATCAACACCATATAAATCAATTTGAAAATATTGATTCTGAGTTGTTTGAAAAATTGGCTAATGTTGACTTAACAATAAAGTACCAATCACCACAAGGTGTGTCCATTGGCTATGATAAAAAAATGGATGCATTGACTCAAGATTTTTGTAATTTACTAGAGAGAATAAAAAGACAAGGAGAACATTCTGGTTATCTTGATATGTGTGGTCACTTAGTTGTGAATGAGTTAGTTGACCCTTATGAAATTAGAGATGTCATGGACATGTATGGCATAGATGCTCATGAACTAAAAGAACAGGTTTTTGATTACTGTGAAGACGAAAGAACAACAGACTATTTTAAAGAGTTGTATATTGAAATGGACTTGTCTTGTTCATGGTGTGAAGAGGAATTTGACGACTCTGGAGTTTGTCAGAATACTGAGTGTGATGAGTGTGATGATGCCTATCTTTCAGAAGAGCAAATTGAAGAAAAATATGGCGATAATTAAATAACTAACAAGGAGAAAAGAACCCCCTTTATTGGGGGTTTTTTTTGGTCTACAAAATATGCCAAAATTGAGATTATTAAAAAGACATAGCAATATAAGCCTAAATAACAAAGTACCGAAATATCTAAAATATGGAAATATTAGAGCATATTACAAATATAGTATTACATCTATTTAATTTATAAGCTAAACTCTAAAGTATCACTTCAACCGATAAACAAAAGCCTTTCTTTACAGAGGCTTTTTTATTATCTCTAACCTAATTAATAACTAAATAATTAACTCTTCTAATATCTAAAATTTGATAGCTTAAATGATGGCAGCCAATCAAATAATTATGTCAATTAATTTAAGATCGGTATTAAAGGAAATAATAAAAAGATTGAAAAATATTTATTATCCGACATTTTTATTTTTATATTTTCATTTGTAATTTTTATCATTATTGTCATAAAAATATTGAATAACCTAGTAATTTAGTAAAGTATTATGTGTTTCTTGTCAGTAAAGTTTATTTCCCCTGGATCAATTGATAATGATAATCATTCGCATTAGAGGGGCCATACCCCCTACAAAATTAAAATTTGTCTTAGACTATAACCCCAGACACAAAAAACAGAATTTCAAAAAAATTTGACTTTTAACACTATAAACTATGTCAGAAAAGAAAAAAAGAGGTAATCCTAACTTTTATAAAGGAATGCCATCTTTAAATCCTGCAGGAAAACCTAAAGGTACGATGAATAAATATGCTGCTCTCTCAAGAGAACTTATGAATGAGAACGCAGTAGAAATTGTAGCTACAGTTCTGCAAAAAGCTAAAGATGGAGATGTGCATTGTTTAAAAATGTGCATGGATAGAATATTACCTGTACAAAAAGCTATAGATCCGAATAGAACAAAAAATGATGCCCAAGTTATTATTAATGTTGCTTCTATAGAGTCTATAAAACAAAAAGCTAGTGAATATGACGAGGCTAAGTTAGTAGAGCCAGAAGAAAAGACTGACGATGAAATAATTGTTAATGTAGCAAAAAATGGCTGAACTAAATATTGATTTGCATCCTGCTCAGTTGCAAATATTTAATTCTAAAAAGAGATTTAAGATTGTAGCTGCTGGCAGACGATTTGGCAAGTCTTATTTGTCTGCTTGGATGTTACTCATTAATGCTATACAGTCTGAATCTAAAGATGTGTTTTATATTGGGCCTACTTTTCAACAAGCCAAAGATATTATGTGGGCAATGTTAAAAGACTTAGGTAAAGACCTCATAGCACAAGCACACGAAAACACAGCAGTTCTTACACTAATTAATGGTCGCAAAATATATCTAAAGGGAAGTGATCGGCCAGATACACTTCGCGGTGTGGGCCTGGCATTTTGTGTACTTGATGAATATGCCTCAATGAAACCACAAGTCTGGGAACAAATCATAAGACCTACGCTTTCAGATGTGCAAGGCGGTGCTTTATTTATTGGAACTCCTGCTGGTAAGAATCATTTTTACGATTTGTATCGAGATGCGTTTGAAGATGAAGATTGGGATGCGTTTCAGTTTACATCAACCGATAATCCGTTTATACCAGAAACTGAAATTAAGGCTGCCAGTAAAACGATGTCATCTATGTCATTTAGGCAAGAATTTGAGGCATCTTTTGAAACTAACTCTGGCGGCATATTTAAAGAAGAATGGTTTGAGAAATCTGAGGAGCCAGAAGAAGGCTCGTATGTTATAGCAGTAGATCCTGCTGGTTTTGAGTCTATCGAAAAAGAACGAAATCTAAAAAGATCGAGATTGGACGAAACAGCGATTGCAATTGTTAAAATAGATCGTGATAAGTGGTGGGTCAAAGACATACTACATGGTCGTTGGAATGTAAAAGAAACCGCCAAAAAAATTCTTTCATCTGCGATGAAGGTAGAATCAGCTACTGTAGGTATTGAAACAGGGTCGTTGCGTAACGCTATATTACCTTACTTGGAAGATGAAATGCGTATAGCAGGAAGATGGGTAACTATTATAGAATTACGCCATGGTGGAAAAAAGAAAACAGAACGCATTACTTGGGCATTACAAGGAAGAATGGAACATGGTCAAGTTACTTTTAATGATAAAAAAGATTGGAAAGAGTTTCTCGGTCAGCTTAATGATTTTCCAAATCACTTAGCACATGATGACCAACTCGATGCTTTAGCCTATATAGATCAGGTGAGTGTAGCAGACTTTGCACACAGCATTGAATTAGCTGATGATTGGGAGGCTTTAGATAATGTCGCTGGATATTAAAAGCATATTTGAAGAAGATATGACAGAGCAAGAAATGATAGAGTTGCTGCAATATAGTGCGGATGATACAACTTTAGCAGAAAGATACATTGTTGCTTGTCAAATTATTAGTAATTTAACAAAAGATATACCTGATGACATAACTGAGAGAGAAGAGATGGTAGATTTGACAATTTGTAAAATGCTAGTAGATGGTTTAATAGAAGTACAAGAAGTAAACAGATCAATTCATTAAATGATAATAATTATCAATTGCATCTAATGATAAAAACTGTTAAAATCGGCTACTATAACTGGAGAACTCGATGAAACAATGAATAATCAAGAAAACAAATATCAAGCACTAGCAAGTTGGTTAAGTTATCGTCTTGAGGGGTGGAGAACTCACAGAAATATTAATTACATTCCAATGTGGGATGAATATTATAGATTATGGCGTGGTATTTGGTCTGCTGAAGATAAAACTAGAGCAAATGAGAGATCCAGGCTCATTTCTCCCGCATTACAACAGGCAGTTGAATCATCTGTTGCTGAATTAGAAGAGGCAACTTTTGGCAGGGGAAAATGGTTTGATATACAAGACGATTATTTAGACCAGGATCCTAGTGATGCTGAATATGTGCGTAATTTATTGCAAGAAGATTTAGAAAAAACAGGTTGTAAAGATGCAATTTGTGAAGTTTTCTTAAATAGTGCTATATATGGCACAGGTATTGGCAAGATTGTTGTTAAACAAAAGATAGAGCGGGCCCCAGCAGAGGTTCCAATTGAAGGAACAATGGCTACAACTCGTACTGTTGTTGAATACCCAGCTATTGATGTTCATGTTGAGCCTATATCACCTAAAGAATTCTTAATTGATCCATCAGCTAACTCAATTGACGATGCTTTAGGCGTTGCTCACGAAGTTATTAAGCCTAGATACCATGTTGTAGAAGGAATACGCTCTGGCATTTATAGAGATGTACCTCTTGATGGTGATTATGAGTCAGTTAAATTCGGTTATGACCCAGAAACTAAACAAGCAGACGAATCTGACTCTGTAAAAATATGTGAATACTGGGGTTTGGTTCCAAAACGATTTTTAAAAGCAAGTCAAGACAAAGATGACTTTGAATATGACAAATCTAATGCAAATGAATTAGTAGAAGCAGTTGTTACTATGTGTAACGACCAACATATTCTTAGAGTTGAAGAAAATGCGTTTATGATGAACGATAGACCGTTCATTTCTTATCAACATGACATCGTACCTAATAAATTTTGGGGCAGAGGAGTTTGTGAGAAAGGGTATAACCCACAAAAAGCTCTAGATGCTGAAATGAGAGCAAGAATTGATTCTCTGGCATTAACGACTACACCAATGATGGCCGCAGACGCTAGTCGACTACCACGAGGAGTTAAGTTTGAAGTGAGAGCAGGAAAAACTGTTCTGACCAATGGAAATCCACGAGAAGCTATCATGCCACTCGACATGGGTACAACAGATCCTAATACATTCAATCAGGTTGCCTCACTTCAAAACATGATTCAGATGGGAACTGGCTCTGCTGATAGTGCTTCACAAGGTGGTGAAACTGCTAGTGGCATGTCTATGATGCAAAGTGCTGCAATCAAACGACAAAAGCGTACTTTAATGAATTTTCAAAACACATTCCTTATACCTTTGATAAACAAGGCAATGTGGAGAAAGATACAGTTTGATGTAGACAGGTATCCTGTAAACGATTACAAATTTATCCCGTATTCAACTATGGGGATTATGGCTAAAGAGTTAGAAATGACTCAAATGGTACAAATGCTACAAACCATACCGCAAGATTCACCTGCATTTAATGTTATTTTGTTAGCATTGTTTCAAAACTCATCAATACATAATAGAGATCAGATTGTTAATGCTCTAATGCAAGGTGGTGAGCCAGATCCACAAATGGAAGAAATGCAACAAATGGGTATGCAAATAGAAATGCAGCAATTACAGGCTAATGTACAGAAAACTTTAGCTCAAGCTAAAGAAGAAGAGGCACAAGCTATATTACATCAAGCTGATGCTATGAGCAAACAACCAAATGATATAGATGTGCAAGAAAAGATACTTAAATTGCAAAAAGATTCTATAGCTATCGAAAAAGGCATTGCAGATATTGAAAATATGCGTTCTGAAACTGCCAGAAACATACCAGAAGTAGAACATTTGCAATCTGAAACAATTTTAAACCTAGCAAAAGCTAGAGAAGCAGGAAAGAAAACACAGGTAACTAATACCGTACAATAAAATGCCAAAAACAGATGAAAAGTTTTTAGTTGACAGACTAGAAATGACAGAAACAGAAGGCTTTATAGATTTAGTTGCCGATTTAAAGAATTTAGAAGAAAGTATTGGTAATTTAAACAATATTAATTCTGAACAAGACCTTTGGGTAATCAAAGGTCAGTTGCGTATCATAAATTTTATTGTAAATTTAGAAAATGCAACACACCTAGCGTTGGAAGAACTCCAAGACGGAAATTCAACATAAATCAACCTTCACAATCCTGAAGAGGACGGAGAACACAATGAGTGAAAGTATAGTAGTAGATGAAGCACCTTTACAAGAGGAACCGATAACAGAAACACAGGAAGAACAAGTAACACAAGAGGCACAGACGGAGGAAACTTCACAATCTGAACCTGAGATTCCTGCAAAGTATGCTGGTAAATCAATAGCAGAGGTTATTGAAATGCAACAAGAGGCTGAAAAGCTAATGAGTAGACAGGCTGATGAACTCGGCCAACAAAGAAAGTTAGTTCAAAGTTTACTTGATGCACAAAATAAAGTAACTGAAACTACTCCACCAGAAGAACCTGTAATACAGGAGGAGAACTTCTATGACGATCCAGTTTCGGCTGTGAATAAAGCCATAGAAAACCACCCTGATGTTATAAAAGCCAGAGAAGAAAGAATGGGTAACATGCAGAAGCATAATTTGGAAAATTTAGATAAAGCGTATCCAGATTGGCAGAAAACTGTTGCAGATGCTTCTTTTCAGAAATTTATTGGTGATAGTGCAACCAGAACAGAAATGTTTCGTAAAGCTGATACTGAATATAGATCAGATTTAGCAATTGAACTTTTTGATTGGTATTCTCAGACACAAATGTCTGGGGCCACACAAGAAGCAGTAGCTGAAGAAAAATCTAAGATTGAGAAACAGATGAAACAAACAAGTTCTGAAAGCAGGACATCATCAGATTCTGTAGGTGGGAAGAAGATTTACCGTAGAGCTGATTTAATCAATCTACAGGTAACAGATCCTAACCGATACGCATCGTTGGCAGATGAGATTCAGTCAGCATACGCAGAGGGTAGGGTTAAATAATAATACTATAATAGGAGAAGTAAAATGGCTTTGGGTACAAACCAAGTAACGACTGCTGTAGCTAATAACTTCATCCCCGAGTTGTGGAGTGATGAAGTAATAGGTGCATATAAGTCAAATCTAGTGGTTGCTAATTTAGTTACTAAGCTATCTCACAAAGGTAAAAAAGGCGATACTATCTATATCCCTGTACCTGCGAGAGGAAGTGCAAGTGTTAAAGCAGCAAACACACAAGTAACATTATCAGCAGCTACCAACACAAAGGTAACTGTGTCTATCGACAAGCACTACGAATACTCAAAATTAATTGAGGACATCGCAGAGGTACAAGCACTAGCAAGTATGCGTAAGTTTTATACTGACGATGCTGGTTATGCTCTTGCCAAGCAAGTAGATACTGATTTGTTTGCTCTTATAGAGGGTTTACAAGGTGGTACAGTAGGCGGTACTGGTGCAGCAGCATTTGAAAATGCTGTTATCGGTGGTAACGGTTCTACTGCATATACTGGTAATTCAACTAATGCCTCTGACATTACTGATGCTGGTATTCGTAGAATGCTTCTAACTCTTGATGATGCAGATGTACCGATGGACAATCGTGTAATGGTAGTTCCACCAATCTGTGCTAATGACATGCTTGGAATCAACAGATTTACAGAGCAACAGTTTATTGGTTCTGGTGATGCTATCAAGACTGGTAAGATTGGACAGATTTATGGTGTAGATATTTATATCTCATCTAACTGCCCAACTCCTGCGGGTACTGACAGAGCAGGTGTACTAATGCACAAAGATGCTCTAGTTCTAGCGGAACAGGTGGGCGTCAGGAGCCAGACTCAATATAAACAGGAGTATTTAGGTGATCTATTCACTTCAGATACTATTTATGGAGTTGCAGAACTTCGTAATGATGCTGGTGTTGCGTTTGTAGTTCCAGGATCTTAATAGTTAATTAAGATGTAACCCCTTCTCACGAGGGGGTTATTCTGAGTTAATTAGGAGTTTACATGCCCTTCTACGATTTCAAATGCGAGCAAAATCATGTGAGTGAAGAATTACGCTCTTATGATGAAATGAAAATGGGTATTGAATGCCCTAAATGTGGCAAACCTGCCCAAAGAATATACTCAATAAACGATGTCAGACCTAGTTATGGATATGAAATGACTAGATTTGCTATGCGAGAAAAGAAAAGACTAAGCAAGGATAAATTTAATGGACATATTTGAAGATACTACAGGCTCAGACTCTACAGATTT